AATTCTTGCTTGTGCAAGATTTGTTGGTTGTGGATAGCTAGCAAGACTAAATGCATTTTCAAATGCTGCTTGCATTGTAATATTCTGTGTGCCACTAGTAACTTCGTCAAATAATACACTAGTACTTTCAATGATTAGTTCTTTACTGGCTCCGCCTGCAATTATAGGGTTTGTAACATTGCCCTGAATTTGTGCATTGTTGTAAACAGTAGTTGATGTTGTTGTATCAAATGTTACAGAAATTGCAGTAGAAGAAGTAGTGCCCAATACAATTGTACTATTATCTGTAACAACATCATTTGACAAAATATCTTGTGTACCGTCAACTATAATTGGGTTAAATGTATCAGAATTTGTTGATCTCTGAATTACAATTGTGTTACCGTCAATAACAAGTGTTTCATTAGGGTCTGATGCTGGAATTACTGGCAACGATACTGTACCAGTTGCAGTAATAATGTCATTTGGTCTTGTTAGTCCACTTGTACCATCCGGATCTAACATTTCCCAAACTTTGCCCTGATAAATTACTTTATCTTTGAACTTGTATGCTGTCTTATTATCCCAGTGTTCAATTGTTTGCCATTCTCCTTCAAAGCTGTAATCGTCTTTTACTTCTTCTGGAAAATATGCAAAGTCTTCCTTGTTAAGAACACGGTAGTCTGTTTCTGTTAATAAAGGAAGTCCTGCTGAAATAAGATCATTTGCATATACTGATTCTTCACTAATTGTTGTGTAATTAAATGTTTTTGCCCAGCGTGTTTGGAAATTGTTTCCTGGTGTACCAGTAACTAACAATGGACTGTTAAAGTCAACATCAATAACAATATCACTAAGCACGTCATTAAGTTCAGTTGCACTAAAACGAACAGGTTGTGGATTTGTTTTTAGCAATTCTTTATTAATTTCAAATTCAAGTGTGTCACGGCTACGTGTATCACCATAATCTGCTGTGCGTATTGCCCACTCTTCATGTACTTTAGCACTTGCAAGAGTACCAAATAAAGAAGTATTACGCATAAATGCATTGAGCGCATGGCGAGTACCTTTGTACTTGCGTGTGCCTTTTATAAATTTAAACAGTGTATCATCATCTAATCCTGCAACTTCATTCCACAGCGGCTTATTATAGCCAATGTTAAAACGTGCAGTATCTACTTGCTGTTGATTACTTAACACATTACCAGGACCATAATAATTACCGATCTCATTTGCAACTGTGTCAAAGTTTGCTATTACACCATTTCCATTAATAATGAAACCAGGAGCGTAAAACTTACCATTCCAATTTTTTGTTCTGCTGCCTCTCCAAATTACTCGACTATGTCTAATGCCCAGTACTGGATCATATATCATATCATCAAAATTTGTACTATTGTTTACAACAAATGCATGTTCTACTTCTACTCTATAAAGTCTTAGTCCATAGATAGCTGTGTCATCTCTTGCTTCAACAATTGTTTTTCCATTTTCGCTACTAATAACATCACGTGTTATTGTTAAACGGTTATTTAAAATTTGATAACCATTTTGGTTAATAACATTATATTCACCGTCAAATTTATTTGCAACATTACTAAAATATCCATTTTTTGTTTCATCAATTTCAATACGTGACGTACTCGGAGTTGCGTAATAAATGTCGTCTACTTTGGCTGTTTCTGTCCACAGTATTGTATTGCCTGCTGTGCTACGCCAAGTTGCATTCCAACCTTGTGAATTTAAATATTCACCATAGCCAAGTAAGAATTCATAAAGTGCTTGATCTCCTGTTAATACAGTGTTATAATCTAAGACAGTTGCAGTTGATTCAAAATTCTTATATCTATAAACTTGTTTGTTTCCAACGTTAACAACTATTTTTCCGGCGCTTTGATTTGGTTTAAAATATGAAAAATATTGCTTTGCATTGTCATAACCAGCAACACGATATCCTGTTGACAACTTAGTTACTTTCACTGCACCAAAGAATACTTCTTCTTTTGGTTGACTTGTGTATAATACTGTTGTAATATCTTCTTCTGGAACAACAACACGGCCTTTGTCTTGGCTGCTTTCTAAAATTAAAGTTTGATTACTGTTTACAAAGCCACCAGTTTTAATAATTGGATTATTGGTGTAATTTTCCAATCTATTCTTTAAGGTAAGTGCTGTAGTACCGTTACGTTGAGAATAATTAATTATAGCATTGCTTAAACCGTCTACATATTTTTTAACATCATTTGCTAACACAACATCAAATGTGGCACTGCCTGTTGAAGGAACAATACTTGGTTTTGTTTGATATCCACTTCCAGGATTGGTTACAGACGCCGCAACAACTACACCATTGGAAATTTTTGCTAATAATGTTGCACCTGTTCCAAAGTTGCTATACAATGACAGTGATGGTGCACTAGTATACCCAGTACCGCCAGTCTTTACACTAACTGACTCTACAATACTATTTTCATATGATTCATTAGTTAGCACTAGATTTCGATTGTTACCTAATTGGCGTGTATCAGTAAATGCAACTTGACGAGTATTAAAATTATATTCTGTTCTAGTATTACTTCTAAAATAATCGTTTACTATACGTAAAGGTCTTAGTTTTGTTAATGCAGTAAACAACGATATTTTATACTCAGAACTGCGTCTCCAAGCATCTTCAATATCTCCCCAATCGCCAAATACAAATTCTTTTGCAGGGTTTGTTGGTGTTGTAATTACGCCTGCTGTAACCGGACCAATTAGCAAACCAGCGTTGTCTACTATATTATTGTTATCCCAATCGTATGCAGTATATGCATATGCCAAATCATACTCTGGTACTTGGCTAGGATCATTATAATGTCCAACTTTAAGTGCAGCAATAAATGCAGCACGTTTTGTTGGATCTGTCCAACTATAATAAGTATCCCACCAACTTGGCTGTGTGTTATGTCCTAACATTTCCCACGGGTTTGAATGTGGTCTATCAGTGTTAAAGTAGTAAGTATACAACCCTCTCCAGCCACCTATACCTGGTCCAACATCACTGTAGTTATATGTAAACTCATCACTTGCATCATAACTGCTGGCATCATGCAACGTAGATATATTGTTTCTAAGTTTCCATTTATTAAAGTCTGTACGTAATGCTTCTGTTAAGTCTGCCCAATTGTATACAGTTGGTCGATGTGCGTTAGGCATAATTTTTTTGTAATCAACAACCTGAGATGCAATCAAGTTATTATAAATTCTAGTTTCGAATTCCCACAACACAGCATCTTCAATATTAAAATTAGCCGAATTACGATTATATAATTCAGATCCTTTACGTATTGATATGCTACCGTCGTGTCCAAAAAGATGTTTAGCATTTAGTGCAGGGGGACTTGCATTTAACAAGCCAAGTTTAACTGCACTCGGAGGAACAAAACTTGAGCTAGTTAATGGATACCAACGAATTTTAATAAGAGCTTGTCCACTACTATCATATGTCACACTTGTTGTTACTGTAACTTGATTTTCAGTTATAGTGTAATCAATATCTTTAATTAAATTTCTCCAACGAAGGTTTCCAGAACCATCATCGTCTCTCACATAAACATTTACATGATTTTTAGTATCATCATATGTGTTTACGGTTTGTGGTATATCAAATACAGGTGTTAATGTCGCAGTCCAGTAACCATTAAACTCTTCATAATCGCTAAACTTTAACATATTACTGTTAGCAAAAACATCATTAGCTGTTTTACCAATAGTAATACTTTTCAACGCTTCATCAACAACTTCATACACAGATTTTGAACTGTCCATTGTATTATGCAGTTGAATACATTTTTGTAAAAATTGCTTTTTAAAACTTCCGTAACTATTTGCAGCATGTTTCAAACTGCTAAAAATGTTAGTATCATTGTGCATAACAAGTTGTGCTAAAAGCTCTGTACTGTATGGCTGTTGTCTAATTGTACCACCAAATTCATGCACACGTGGCAAGTTTCTATAGTTATTAATTCCAAAGAAATTACCAGTTAGACCAGGATATCCTGTCATTTGTTCTTTGATGTGTGAAAGTATATCTCCAAAACTTACTTGTGTTAGCAGTTCATTTTGTGGATTTAAAATATGTGTGTCAGCTGGCAAATCAACACCGTCGCTGTCAGTAATTTTATCGTCTGTGTACCAGGTTACATCAATCACATCGTCAACAGAATGTCCATTAGAAATAATAACTTGCTTTTCTCTAAGTGCATAGTTTGTAGTTTCTGTTCCATTTATTTTTACTACAACATTAACACTGTTTTGGTTTTGTACAAATCCAGGATCAACATAGTCATTGTCAATATAACTAGGCTGGCTTTCATTAACATAAATTAATCCTGTAACAGTGTTGTCACTTACTAAGCGATATCTAAAAACATCAGGAACAAAAGAATTACCAACAACAATTGTAAACACATTATTTGTTGCAGTTCCAACAGTAACACCACTAAGTGCACTGCCATCAACATTAACAAATTCAATGTCTGTGCTATCAAAGTAAGTTGTGACTATATACTCTTTTGTCTTATCAAAAAACAAGATTGGATTTAGGCCGTTAACACGTGTTATATGACTGTAACTACCTTCATAAAATTCAAGTTTATTATTTCTTTTTGTTATTTTAATTGTTTCATCTGATAGCAACTTGTCAGTACCTAAATTAAACAATACTGGTTTTGTTGCATCAGTAACAATTTTTTGTGCGTGTTTCCAAACTGGCTGACTTTCTCTAACTTCGACCCAACCATTATAATACTGACTGTTGTCTAAACGCTTGTAATAATAGTATCCTAATATTTCACTTATAATAGAAGCATTGGTGTTTTCAGGATCATCAGTTGTATTTCTTGCATTATATTCATAACGAACACTTCCCAATCCCAAATCAAAACTCAGGCCTGGCTCATTGCCGTAATCAACATAACGTGGCTGGATGCCTAGTGCATTGTCTACTTTAGTAGTTTCACTAGTACCATATTTAAAAATAAAATCGCCTTGGAAATTATTGTTAGGATATAAAGTTTCATTATCCAACTTTACACTGTTAATATCATACAGTTGGAACATAATACTGTCGTTGCGTGTATCTTTTTGTTGACTGTATACCCAGCTTGTTCCATTCCAGTGCCATTCACTTCCACTATAAATGTCGTTTGGATAGCTCTCTCCAAATACATTGTTGTAACCTATACGTACTTTAATCCCGTCACCTGTTACTAACGGAGTTGAGCTTGCACCATATAGTTCTGTTAGTGCAGTAACTTGACCATTACCACTTACACTTGCAGTAAAAATTCTATTATTGTAAACTGGGTTTGTTGAGTTTAAAAACAAAATTGTGTCGCCGTCTACAATATCACGTGATTGTATTTCTACCCAGTATTCTCGGTTTTCTGAATATGTTGGATTTAATGCTTGTGTATGAGATTTAATACAATTCCAAAATGACGTAACACCATTAGAAACAACTTTAACATGATCTCCAAAATCATATCCAACATTTGACCAGTTAGTAGTAACAGTATAACTTACAAGGTCAAAATTATTGCCAATAATACTAGATGCTGGATCGTCAACATTGTCATAAACATGTGTTATACTTCCCAGACTCTGTGTTGCAAAATTAAACTTTTCAATATTTGCACGGAATTCAATAATAGGACGTATTCCACGGAATTTATCAAGTAAAAAGTCAGTAAGGTCTAAATCATTGTAAACACATACTGCAATTGCTGCCTCTTCATGTATCCACAGGTTCTTTCTAGACCAAGCACTTTGATCTCTGGTATGACGTTGTTCCACTGTGTATTCACGTCCGTATACTTCATATTCGGTTAAGTCATATGTTGGATATACAAAGTTACTTTCTGAACCCTCCCATTGGCTTGGCTCTTGTGATCCATATACAGTGTCATTAAACCACACACGTTTTCCATAACCAGTACCAGTATATTCAAATTGTTTAGTAAATGAAATACTAGTGCCAACACCATCAACAATATAAATGTCATTAGTTGGATATGTTGCTGTGCCTGTTGCATTGCTTCCACTAAATCTGACACGCATGCCATCCTGTAGCTCTAGTGTTTTTCCATTTGACAAAGTTGGTGTTGTATAGTATACTGAACCCACAATATCGCTAATAGCAATTGGGTTTGTAACAGTAGGAATAATATCACAAACTGGTAAAAAGTCAACTAACCAGTAGTAATGATGATAGTTAACAAACATGTCATAGTTAATTGGCAAGTCAAGTGTATATCCTGGCTCATTAAAAATACGATTTGTGTTTCCTACATCAACTTCATTATATTTTAAAATATCTAAGAAGTCATCATATGACATTGCTTGCGTAATTTCATTACTATCATTACGTACAACACTGCCTGGAACAAATTGATAACTGTCAGTTAAACGATTGTCTTTTAAATAACTTTCACTAACTTTTCTATTATTTGAAGTGCCAGTAAAATAATTAATAGCTTCCATGCTACCAGTTGACATTAACTGTTCTAGTGTTGTATCCAAGAACTTTTTATTAATTGTTGTTTGGAAGATCGCAGGAAGCAATTCTGTAGTATTTCTTGTACCTACATACTCTAAACTTTCTCCTGGTCTAACTGATTTCTTTGCTACGACTGGATTGGCATGATATTGTGTGCTCATCTAATATTAACTCCGGAGTTGGCTGCAATACTTGTTGGATTAAATGCTACGCTTCTATTAACTGTAATGTCACTTGTTGTTAAAACTGGTAAAAATAGTTCGTCACTATCACTAATAATTTCATATAGCGCATCACTACTTGCTTGATCATCTACTGGCGATATGCTTATTTGTGCAACTTGTCCAACCATATTGTTGTGGACATATGCAGCAAGTTCAGTAAAGTAGAATGTTTCACCAAAGTCCCAGTTGTCAATACTAAAGTACTGTTCAATTAATCTAATAACTTCTTGTTTTATTTCAGTGTCACTAAACGAACTGTTGGTAGTTTTAGTAACTGTAAAACGTGCTTGAAGTTCACTATTTGCTATGTTACCAAATAGTAATTTGTATTTTACTGGTCTATATATAACTTGGTCACTAATTGCTTTTTTAGTTTCCAAGCTACTGAACAAGTCATTTAGTTCTGAAATAGTTGGAGCAGCTGGTTTTGTAAAACTTCTTCCATCATATTGTGCCCAGTTTCTAAATGCTGTTTCATATGACGTTAGTAGAACATATGTGTCAATAATATTTGTTGTTGCAGGATCAATAACTTGATTTGTATCTGCAATTCTAGTATACTTTGAATTAAGTCCTGATCTGCCTGGAACACTTGTTGTTCCTGAGTCACTTCTAACAGTATAAGTAAATCCGTCAACAGTAGTTGTTCCTAGTTTAATACTATCAAGATCAACAATATCGTTAAATGCACTTGGAGTTAATGGAAAACCATCATTAGAAGGCGATGCAAGTGTTAATCTAATTTTGTGTGGATCAGTATACCCATCTGGATACGTAAAGTAGCCAAATGCATTTAGTGTATAGTCTGTACCAAGTGCAACATTGTTAGTTGAAGTTTTAGTATTCATACTCAATATTTTAATGTTGTCCATGCTAGGCTTCAGTGTTTCACTGCTAAACGTTTCTTGGAAATTTAAATTATTAAATTTAACTTGAGAATCACTACCAAATATGTAACGTGTTTTTCTTGTAATAATTTCCCAGGCCGTTGATGTGTAATTTACACGAATAATCCAACTATTATCTAACCCAGTACCTGTTACGTCTCCTTCATATAGTCGACTCCAACTAGATGGATTATTATTAATTTGTGAACTAGTAACCAAATCACTACTATCAACAATTTTCCATTGTTGATTAAGTGCATCATATCGTAATCCAAAACTATTGTTATTAGCAAGTTTAGCCAACACATTAGTTTTAACTGTACTAGTTAAATCTTTTGCCCAACTTGGTATAATTCTTTTAATACGTGCACCGCTAGGAATAACTCCACTAAGTGCAATACTACCACGGCCAAGTAAGTCAATACCAGTTGGTGTGCCAACACTGTTATCAATGCCCAGGCCGTCATTATAGATTCCTGTTACTCTAACCCATTGTGTATCTGCACTTTTAATTACTGGAGATGCTGCAGCACCAGTGCCGCCGCCTCCACTAAATGTAATACTCGTGTTACTGTCATAATTTACACCACCGTCAGTGATGCTAACACTAATAACTGTGCCGGTTCCGTCAATATTTGCTGTTCCAGTTGCATTTGTCCCCGATCCAGTAATAGTAACTGTTGGTTCAGTTGTGTATCCACTACCGCCATTTAAAATTGTTACTTTTTCAACATAACCAATTTTATATGGAGGTGTAATAAACTCAATCATTGAGTTTACACCAATTTTGTCCATTGGGCTTGTACTGCTTGCACCAACTCTTTGTACAACTGCAGTATCATCAGTAATGTATCCAGAGCTTGCATTTGATCCTTTTGTAATTTGATTCCAACGGAATGTATTGAGTGCTGTACCATCAGAGTTATAATAAACAATACCACTCGTAGTGTCTGTATATTCTAGTTGTGGATTGTAATTATAATTAGGACCATAATGATGTCTGTCATAATAAAAGTTTTTAACTTCTGGATTATCTAATAATGGTTTAATATATCTACTATATGTTTGTTCGCTGTTTAATGTTGTTGGCAAACTAATAATATTGCGTGTTGAAACATCTTCTCTGTATAGATAACCGTCATCCAAAAAGTTAATAGCATCACTATAACTACCTGTTGGATCATTAAAATCTCTAAAACGGCTGTGCCCGCTATGTACACGGTTAATACTTTTAATTTTACGAATATTTTCACTAACAGTTAGTGGGAAAATGCTGTAGTCTTCTGCAGTTACAAGACGGTCTTGTGTACTGAAAAAACGTCCAGCATTGTCTTTAATGCTCTGTAAACTTTCACGTGCACTTGCATTACTAACAGTAGATTTTAAACTTGCAGTAAAGCTAGCATTATATGTGTTTCCGTCTAAACCAATATAGTTAAAAGAATATGTTACTCTTCCAAATGTTTCTGGATTTAGCACGTAACTTAAATTTAGTCCTGTGCGATACCACACACGTATAATTCCACGTGGAATATTACCAAAGTTACCATCACCAAACACGATGCTAATTTGGTCATTTTCTCTACTTGAAACTGTAAAGATGTTTCTAAAGTTGTTGCTTGCATTGTTATATATTGAGTTTAGTCCAAAAATTCTATCAACTTGTGCCCAGTTGTTAAGTACTTGACCAGTTTCATCAATTGTTTGTACCCAAACATTTCCATTAGCAATATTATTGTCATCAACATCTAGAACCAAATTTGGCAATCCTTCAGTAATATCATAATCTTTAAATGTTAATGTTCCTTGCTTGAATCCAAAAAAGAATCCAGTGTTTGGACTACTAAATCCACCGTTATCATTACGATATAAAATATCCAATGCACCATATGGATCAGGTGTTTTTTCTTGTAAACGATTTAATGTTTCATTATAATACACACTGTGTATACCAAATGTTGATCTTGCACCTGCAATATTTCCGTTAAATGCATAATTTACTGGTGTATTAACGCTTTTGGTTCTGTATACTTCATTAGTAGTACCGTTGCGTGTAAACTTTGAATGTGGCGCACCAAATTGATTACTATTTTGAAAAATTGAATTCATAACTGTTAAAAAGTTCTGATACGCAGCTGGATCTGTAACGTCTTCAAATTGCAAATCAACATTAGCTAAACTGTTGCCGTCTACATCATAAATTATTTCTGTTGTTTTAATGCTGTCAATTTTTAAATAACCACGTGATACAACATTACGGGTTGGTGTGTATCCTAAAAATTCTGCAATGCGGAGTGCACTGTCTCTACGCTCTGCAGTACTTAAATAATTCTCACGTGAGTTTAGATCATTACGGAACGCCAAGTTATGACCTAAAAATGCCATCAGTTCTAGTAAACTTGTAAATTCGCTTGAGCTAATCCAGTCATTAAAGTTTTCTGGATAGTTGGTGTCAATGTATTCTACCATTGCATTTTTAATAGTGTCAAAATCATATGCTTGAAAGTCTGCTTGTGCAAAACTTTCATATACTACACTAAAATCTTCTGCCGCAAATAAACTGCTCTGTCTTGCGCCCTGTGCCATTATTCCGCCTCACTTGTATAAGTTAGATATAGTTCTTCTGCTGTGCCAGTATCATTATAAATTACACGTACTCGTATATCAAGCTGATGATCTACTGGTTTAGATAATTGCAGACTTACAAAGTTCCATCTTGGATCACTATTAATAATACGTTCAACATCTTCTTGTGCAAGTGTTTCTGTTCTTACGTCTAAAGGATCAAAAACTAAATCATGCAAAATAGACCCAAACGTTGGGTTCATTACTCTTTCGCCTTGTCGAGTATAGAAATGATTTAGCAGGTCACGCAAAGCTAAATCTTTGTCAGTGAGTACTGCATTTATTGTATTTCTGTTAATTGTGCTATATCCAACATATGTTACCATAATAATATTTATCGCAAAATTAACTACTACTTTTTAAATTTTAAAGGTAAAACGTATAATATCGCCTTCTTTTAACTCTTTTACTATAGTAACTACATTATTAACAATTGTAAAGTCAAAGTAGTGTTGAATTTGTACTCCATTTAATTCTACTTTAAGTTTTTCAACTGGTTCCATGCTAGGAGTTTGTGAAAGTGTAAAGACTTTTGAATCAGAAAATGTGAAGTTTTCTACAGTTATAGTTTTTTCATATTCTTTAGCAATACCACGCTTGATACCTTCCGGAGTTTTAGGCAAAAACTTTAATGTTTCAGCATAATATGCAAATCTTGCACGTGCAAGTTGTTCTACTGACAAGGTTCCTAGTTCATTTTTATCACGCATTTCAAAAATGCCAGTCTGTCTCATCCAACTTCTTGTTTTATATTTTCCATAGTCAGCAAGTTTAATAATACTAGCAGCACGAATACAAAATGGTGAATTGAAGTTACTTCTTTTAATAATACTTGCTACTATATCCCAGTCTTTGTTGGCAATATATTCTCTGATTTCGTAATTTTTCTCTGGTGCAGTAACAGTTAAAATATCACCGTTAATAATAAAATATAGTAACAGCCCATCAAACGTACATTGTGATATTTCTAATATACCAATTGCTTTTAACTGCTTGATAAAAATTCGCTGATTTCTTTGAAAATCAGAAATCCAAATATCATATGCTTCTTGTTCAGTAATACCACGACTAACTTCACTAACATCGTAAGCGTATGTATTATATCCACTGTAGCGTGACATGTTAAGTGTTACTAGTTCTAATGTTTCACTAGCACTAATATTGTCAATACCTATTAAGGTATCAACAGAGTTTTGGTCTTTAACAACAAAATCTGTCCAATCAGTAAGATACTTATTTTCTATCATACGTCTCTACTCCAGCGTTGGTTAAATTTATCATTTTGTTCAGGGCCAGCCCCAGAAGCGGCTACACCAGAACCAGAAGCGGCTACACCAGAACCAGAAACAGCCACACCAGAACCCGAAACAGCTACACCAGAACCCGAAACAGCTTGGCCTGTTTTTCGGCGTCTGCCCCCACGTCCATTTTGCGGACCAAATGTTAATGCTTCAGTATCTTCTTCTGGCACACTAAGTGTTGATCCCACATTAGAAACATCGTAATCTTTAGCTGTAGTTTGTGCACTAGCTGGTGCTTGTGCTGCGACCTGTGTATCTGCTTGTACAGTATGCCCACCCCAGGGCTCATGTTCTGGAACACGTGGGTTAATACTTTCTTTAACTGTTCTGTTTGCTGCTAAACTTCCACTTGTTGGGCCAACTGCGCCAAGTGCCGTTGGACCGTTCAAGTCTAATATACCATCTGTACTAATGCGTCCATAACCAGTTGCTTTTAACTGTAAGTTTAAATCAGTTGTAAAGCGTATGTCTTTGTTTGACTTAAATTGCATTGGGCCAGTTGCTGTCTCAGCTTGTATACCTGCTGCACCACGTGCTTTAATATTAAATGTATCAGCATCTAAGTTAATATCGCCTCCGGCATATAAATTAAAATCTTGTTCTGTGTGGTAGCTGATACTTCCTTGTGCATAAATGTCAACATTGCCATTAGAGTCCATTTGTATCCAACTACTACCATTTTGATTGTTAATATAAACAATGCCTTCAGTATCATTGAATAACATTTGTGCTCCACCAGCACTGCGTAATCTCATTAAGTTGCTTTGACCTTCTTTTCGTGACTGGTCAGGAACGTAGTTTTCGCCTTCTTTATATGCAACTGTGCCGTCATCCATAACAAAACTATGGCCGCCTGGCGTTAAAAACCCTGCTACATTAGTTGGTGATTCACGACGTGATCCACTACTGCCAATACCACGTGCAGGATCTAAACCAAGACCCTGTGCTGCAACTGCATTTGCAACCGGATGTCTTGGTCGAATATTTTGATCTTGATCAGCACCTGGATCTATACTAGCCCCAATACCTTGTTCGCCTTCAATTTGGCTTGCAGGTAATCCTGGTACACTACTATTTCTTCCAGTTTGTGGTAGTACTCCTAATAAAAACCCAACAGAGTCGTTACCAGTAAACCCAACTAGTACTTCAGTACCCGGTCCTGGTGGAGGGAAACATGAACCATATGAAACAGTTGTGTCCCTTCCTGTAACAGTACCACCAAAAGGAGACACTGTTCTTACTTTTTGAAACTGATGCCTTTGCTCTCTAGTATCACGCTCCCCAAATGTTTGTTGTCCTACAAGTTCTACATATATGGCTTGGTCGTAATCACCAGACGCAACATCAACTACTTTTGCTAAAAATATGCCATTGGCCATCATAAACCCAGAGCGATCACCACTGTGATAAACTGCTGGTACACCCAATGAGTCTCTGTTACTACCTGTAAATTTATTTGCCTCTTTTGACATTATGATTCCTTAACTATTAACTATTATACATATTAACTAACCAAGCAGGCGGTGCATGGCCAGAAGTTTTACCACTGCCTCCCCAATATGGACCGGCATTTGGATCAGATGCTGCACTTGAAAATCCTGGCGTTCTTGCAATATCATAATGGAATGCAGTTCCGCTCATATAAAGTTCACTTCCTGATCCATACGCTGGGTTACCAATACCAACACTTGGAACAAGTCCTGCTGCACGTGTAGCTACAAGATATGCATTTGTGTAAGTTTGAATTATTGCAAGATCAGCTGGGTTTTCAACACTTAGCAATCTACCGTTGCTAAACAATTGAACATCTGCAGCACTGCCATTGTGTCTACCACTTGGGTTGCTACCGCCACTTCTAACCCCACTGGTCACAACTGCAGTTACTCCTGCTTCTGCTGCAGCAGATTGAAGTGCTGAAGTGAGTTGCGAATTGAGACCAGCAGTATCACCACCTACACTACCATTGTCGCCACCAGTTGAGCTTCCTGGTAAAACTTCTGAGTTATCAGTTGGTATTGGATCACCATTCACATCGTCTATTCCGTCACCATCACTGTCTATATAATTTTGTTGTAAGTTTCTTGCCCCTTGGTTTTGCACCCTACCAGACAACAATTGTTCTATCAACATAGGAACATTAGTGTTTACGTCTCTAAAACTTGTTAATGATTGCTTAAATTCACCATTTGTATACATTGATTGAACTGTTAAAACACGGAACAATGCAGTAATAGTAAAGTTTTCAAAGTTCTGGTTCATAAACCCATCTTCGCCTTCGTAAGTTGGGAAACGTACATGTAAGAAATAACCAATACCACCTTCACTGTAGTTTGCTTGATTTGAGTTAGTTACACTAGCACCTCTAGGCTTTCCTAACCAATAAGGATCTCCACGTATATCAATACGCTGTTCTACCATACTTTCAACAGCGTTTAAATTAAGCTCTAATGCACCTAACATTGCAGTTCCGACATTGTCAGTTAAATCTGCACCAGATGCTGCTAAACTATCACTTACACTTCTGTAATCAAAATTCATTGACTTTGCAATGCTATCTATATACGATGATCCTGCAAAAACATCAGACTGAGTAATATATTGTTTTGCACTTGGACTTAGTGAATTTTGTGTATTACGTGACAACTCTGCTAATTCTCTTGTTGCATCTTCAGCAGAGGTTGTTGTATCAAATTGCTGCCTTCTTAATTGTGCAATTGTAAATTCTGTGGCTTGTCTTTCTTGTTCTAAAGCATTTAGGGCATCAGGGGTAACTCCACGGTTCCTAAACAGTGCTTGGCGTTCTCTATCAATTTCTTCCAAACGTCTGTTAAGACTAGATATTTGCTCACGTACAGATTGGAATGAATTTTTAGCTCTAACAGCATTTTGCTCTGCAGTAGTCAAACCATCAAAATAACTTCCTTGTCCTTGAACTGCACCACCGTTAATTGGCTGTAATGAATAAAATGTATTATTGAATGTTAAGTCAAGATTTAAAACCTCGGTGTTTAACCCAGTGTATGTATAATCAAAACGTTTCTTTAAAAGACCGTTACGTAATATATTATCCATTCGCAATGTTTGTAATCTAGTGTCTGTGTTTAGTTCACTGAAACTAACTGGGTCATGGATGCCTTCTATTGTAATAAAAGGAGTTATATTATACACGATTTCTTTTTGATATTGTCTTGACAGTGCATCAAATTTTCTATACAGTACTTCTGTACTAAAACTAAACCATCTCATCATCTCGGCTAGTTTTGGTGCTTCTGCAGTTCCTGTGTCAGGATTTTCTTTTGCAAACTGGCCATTGTGTAAAGGTACTCTTTTGAAATTTCGAGTTTGTAATATTGCTGCAGCAATTGCTGCAGTCATACCTGTACCTGCTTTTAAGTTAAACGTCACTGTGCCGCCTGATGCTGTCACACTTATGTTTCTAGATTCATTTAGTTGTTCCCCAACAACACCATCAAACTCCCAACTTAGCCATTCTTCTGCATCACCTTGTGCGCCAAAAGTATATAAAGTTGGATAAAGTTTGCTAAGTGTTAGTGAGGTTTGTTTTACGGTTTCATCATTTACTTTTTGTTCAAAGTCTGTTAAAAAATCTCCAAAGTTAGAAGCAGTAACAGTTATGTCTGATCGTAAATGGTATTCCAATCTGTTGTATGCTTCTTGATGTGTTTCTACAAATGCAACTTGATAGGAGGTAGCACTATCCATGTGTTTGGTTTGAAAATTAGTAATTGTTGTCATATAATAATAAGGACCAACAATCTCATCTACTGGTGTGCCATCTTGGTGCCATCCACGGAAATTTAACTCCAGCAAATAACAGGCTTCAAGATGATTTTTTATGTCTAAATCTTGTGCAGCTAAAACAATTCGATTAAACAATGTAAATCCTTTTGCTTCTAGTAATGAAATGTCAAAAGTATTAGCTACACTGTTTCTATTATCACGTACAAATGTAAGTGTATTGGACTGTATTACAGTTTCAATACTAATTTCATTTTCAACACCGCTTTCGGCAATTGTTACATATGTGTTTCTAGCTAAGTTTTCTTCAAAGTCTTGTGCTGTTTGCGGATGCACCATGTGTATGGCCCAACTGTAGGTATAAGAGTCAAATTGATTTAAAACATTATCTTCATAAAAACTTTGGCCGCCGCCCCTGTTAAATCTTTCTTCTACATCTGTTAGCTCACGTGCTTCTTCTGGTGTTTCAACAGACGGAGTTTCTGGCTCTGGTGTAAAATCTTCACTAGGTATAACTTCATTTTCACCATTATCCCAGTTTAACATGTTTGTTTGGCGATCTGCACGCCACTGTGCAATACCCCAGGCTCCTAAATTACCACCCGCTGGATTAAATGCGTTTGGATCTAGATTCCTGCCGCTTTCTGCCATTAAGTTTCCAACAATCCCGGCAGCTTGGTTTGGTGTGTATCCTCGACTTACTAGGTAATTGTATGATGTAGCTACGTTAGGGCTAATAGAAGACAGTGTTCCGTTAGTTGCTGCCTCTCTAACTTCTGTTGCATTGTTTATTCTTCTGTTAAGTGCAGAACCGCCACTTCTTTCGTAACGCTGTTCAAATGCTATTGCAGCGTCACGTGAACTCATGTTTGGGTTTAGGTAATCATTAACGTTTCCGCCATTACCTGTTCCCATTTCATTAACGAGAAACCCAAGTTGTGCTTCAAGGGATGGTGCTCCGTCTTTAGTTTGAACCATTAACTAACTCCAGTAGCTATTTTCTTGCTAGGGACATTAATAATAGTTCCTGCAACAAAATCATTTATTGGATCCTTTAAAATGTCTCTGTTATAGTGTACAAATATCCACCAATATCTGGCATTGCCGTACATATCAAATGCTAATAGGTCAGGACGTCTATTATACCTGTTGCCTACTCGAATTTTTTTAGTTTCTTGACTTAAATTGTCTATTGTAATTTTAGGAGAATAAACATCTAAGTATTTTCTATTCATTTTTGTTGCTGAATAATTACTAGAGTCTTTATAGGCTGTCATTAAATAAATCCTCCCTGATATAAATTACCATTTACAAAAGCAGTTTTACTAAATTGTTGTTTTTGTTTTGCAGGATTTACAGTTACTAGCAGATCTAATGCAACGGTTTGTACTGCTGGTAGTGCAGCACCTTCATGCTCAACTAAATCAGTGTCACTTTGATAGGGTATACTAACATTTCCAACAACAACTGGTACTTGGTTAAATTGTGTTTCTCCGAATGCGCTGAAACTTAGTACAGGCGGTGGAGTACCTGCTGTTGGTGTTTGTGGTACATCGCCTAAACCATAAAACATTTTAGTTACACTGCGTAAAAAGTGTATTACACCTTGTGTATATCTGTGTTCTTCTGCAGTTACGTTACTAAACTGTGCAGTAATCTGTAGTGTAGGACTAGGAGTACTTGCATATGCATACGTTGTATAGTTTGTGTGTGTTAAGTTGTACGGAGTGTAATTTACACTTTGGTTGTAAACAATATCTGGCTGGTTAGGAAAAACTATTCCTTGTGTAGGTGTAAGCGCAACTGCAGGGCCTCCAAAATAAAAGCCACTACTTCCACGTACTGTTAACCTTGCTCGTTTATTGTCACTTACCGACATTTAATTTGTCCTTAACAAAATCATATATTTCTGGATTAAAATTACCAAAAAAATCTTCAAATGCTTCTTGCTTTTGCTTTTCAGTTAATCCTGGCATACGCATAGCATTACGGAATGTAGTTGCACTGCGTCCGTCATCTTCAACAGGCACAGTATAAATGTATCCTGCTTCGTCACTTGACAACAATTGTTCACCATCACTATACATTTTAAAATAGTTTCCTGGTTGGAGTCTACCAGCGTCTTTTTCGCTAAACACAACTATTAGTGCTGTGTTATTTGGGTCTCTGCCAGCAGCAGAAACATCTGGTCTATAAGGCATAGTATTAATAATGTTTGATCCTGGTATACCAAACATTTTTTGCATTAACATTTTCTTTTCATCAAAAGTAAAAGGGTCTTTTTCTGGTGTTGCATTCTTACCAACCATAGTAGCGATAAATACGTTATCACTACCAAACTTGCGTACAAGGTTCATATACACTTTATTGTGTCCACTGTGCATAGGTTGAAACCTACCGCCATAAAACACGGCGATATTATTTGCAGGTGCTTCGATAAGTTGTGAGTATCTCATAGTAGTCTCCTATATGACTATTTATTGTTTTGTAAAGTGCTATTTTAATGTTGACATTTTATTTGACAATGTTATAATATAAAAGATTTAAAGGAATTTTTAATGAGGAAACAAAATTATCTAAACAATAAAGATATGCTAAAAGAAATACACAAAAGCAAAATGACATATTGTTACTTGCTAGATGATGAATATTCTAGATTTGACATCATTGTAGAAGACTACCAGGATATTTTTGATCCTGCAGTTGTTCAACAAGCAAAAGAAAATAGAGCACACCAATTAAGCAGTGAAGGTTACGAACGTTCATACAGAGAATGGCAAGAAAACGGAAGAAAAGCTAAAGATAAACCTAAACAGGCTGACTCACGTGTTAGCCCAGACGATATTGATCCAAATACACTTATATATCGTGTTATGACTTTTGAGCACGTTCCTGAAGAACCTAAAAGAAAAACTAACCCAAAGTCTGAAGCTGACTTACATGCAAAAACTAACTTTCCGCCATTCAAGCATTATGCAACACACAGTGGTGAAATGCGTGAAGTAGTTCGTAGCCATTGGGAAGGTGGTCTAGACAATGGTAAATTTAATACACAGCATGGAAAAACAACAAATGAACTTGCAAAAATGTATATCAAACTGTGTGAGCGTTATAGTATGCGTAGTAACTGGAGAGGTTATACATATGTAGATGAAATGCGCAGTCATGCACTGCTTCAACTAAGTCAAATTGGCTTAAAATTTAACGAAGCAAAGAGCCAAAACCCATTTGCATATTACACCGCCGTTGTAACTAATAGTTTTACAAGAATACTAAACTTGGAAAAACGTAACCAAAACATTAGAGATGACTTGTTACAAGAAAATGGATTTAATCCTAGTTTTAGTAGACAACTTGATCATGAAGCTGCTGAAAAAGCTAAGTGGGATGAGCAAATGGAAAAAGAACGTAAAGAAGCAACTGGGTCTAATTTCTAGTTGACTTATCAACAGGTTAGTTATATTCTGAACTTATGACATTTTTTAATCGAGCCGCCTGTTTTACAGACATTCACTTTGGCAACAAAAATAATAGTAGACAGCATAATAATGACTGTCAAGACTTTATTAATTGGTTTATCCAACAAAGTGAAGACTGTGAAACTTGTATATTTTTAGGTGACTGGCACCATCACAGAGCTGGTGTTAATGTAAGCACCCTTAACTACAGCGTAGAAAACGTTCGCAAACTAAGCGAAAACTTTGAACATGTGTATATGATTATGGGAAACCACGATCTGTACTATCGAGAGAAGCGAGACCTTAACAGTTTGCCTTATGCTGGGTTATTCAACAATGTAACATTAATTGAAGACACACTCGTACAAGATGACGTTGCACTTGTACCTTGGTTAGTTGGTGATGAGTGGAAAAAGATTAATAAAATAAAAGCTCGTTATATGTTTGGACATTTTGAGCTTCCTTATTTTAAAATGAATGCAATGGTAGAGATGCCGGACCACGGCGGGCTAAACACTGAGCACCTTTTAGGGCCAGAATACGTGTTTAGCGGACATTTTCACAAACGACAGCAAAAAGGTAATATTCATTACTTAGGGTCTCCTTTTCCGCACAACTATGCTGACGCTTGGGACGATGATCGTGGTATGATGAAGCTGACGTGGGGTGGTGAGCCTGAATATATCGACTTTGACGGTCCAAGATATAGAACCACCCCACTCAGTGCTCTTATTGACGATGCAGATAGAATATTAAACAACAAAACATACTGTCGTGCAGTACTAGATGTAAACATTACATATGAAGAAGCAAATTTTATTAAAGAAACATTTGCTAACCAGTATAATTTACGTGACATCACACTTATGCCAAGTAAAAAGGAAGAACATGCACAGGATTGGCGACAAGTAGACGATTTAGAGGTTGAAAATGTTGACCAGATAGTGTATAATAGCCTTAATGCTGTTGACAGCGAAATGATAGATAAAAAACTGCTAGTAGATATATATAATTCCCTATGATTACAATTAAAGACATCACAATTAAAAATTTTATGAGCGTTGGTAACGTTACACAGGCAGTTCGCTTTAGTGATAACGGTCTTACCCTAGTGTTGGGTAATAACATGGACTTGGGTGGAGACGGTTCACGTAACGGAACAGGAAAAACTACAATAATCAATGCATTATCGTATGCAATGTACGGTAATGCGCTAACTAATATACGTAAAGACAACTTAATCAACAAAACTAACGGTAAAGGAATGTTGGTTACGCTTGATTTTGAAATAGATGGCATACAGTATCGTATTGAGCGAGGACGTAAGCCAAATATATTTAAATTTTATGTTGACAATATTAACACTGATGATGGTAATGAAGCGCAAGGCGAAAATCGCCAAACTCAAGAACAAGTAGACAAACTATTTGGTATGTCGCATGATATGTTTAAACATGTTGTCGCATTAAATACATATACAGAGCCATTCCTTAGTATGCGAGCTAACGACCAGCGAGCTATTATCGAACAACTACTTGGCATTACTATGCTTAGTGAAAAAGCAGAAGCTCTTAAAGAACAGCAAAGGCTGACAAAAGATGCAATTAAAGAAGAAGAGTATCGTATTAAAGCAGTTGAAGATTCAAATGCCACAATTACGAAAAGTATCGGTGACCTTGAACGTAGACAAAATCTTTGGAAAACTAAAAAAGCAGAGTCACTGCAAGAATTAGAAAACGCTATTAACGTATTAGAAAAAATTGATATTGAACAAGAACTAGCAAATCATAAACTATTAGCTGATTACCTCGAAAAGAAAACACAAGTAAACACACTTGAATCTGAAATTACAAAACTGTCCAATAGTATTACTAGAGAACAAAAACGTCTGGACAAAGCTAAACAAGATTTACTAGCAACTGAGCAACACGAATGTTATGCGTGTGGTCAAAAGATCCACGATGAAAAACACGGCGAAATACTTAAAGCAAAACGTTTAGCAGTAGAAGAATCACAAGACTTAATTAACAACGACTTTACATTTAAAACAGAATACCAAAGTGCACTCGAACAGTTAGGTGATCTGGGGCAAATACCGGCTACATTGTATAACACAGAACAAGAAGCATATCAGCATCAAAATCAAGTTGATAGTTTGCGTACAGAATACAAAAACAAAGAAAACGAATCAGACACATATCAAGAGCAGATTGATAGTCTTAAAGAAACTGCATTACAAGAAGTAAGTTGGAAAACAATGAATGATCTTGTACAATTAAAAGAACACCAGGACTTTTTGTACAAACTACTAACCAACAAAGATAGTTTTATACGTAAACGTATTATTGAACAAAACTTACAATACTTGAATAGCAGACTTGCTTATTATCTAACTAAACTAGGATTACCACACGAAGTTGCTTTCCAGCCAGACTTAACTGTAGAAATTACAGAACTAGGTCGTGAGCTGGACTTTGATAACCTGTCACGTGGTGAACGAAACAGACTAATACTAGGTTTAAGTTGGTCGTTTAGAGATGTTTTTGAAACAATGAACACACCATTAAACTTTTTGGCTATCGACGAACTCGTTGACAGTGGCATGGACACGAATGGTGTTGACGCTGCATTAGGTATCTTAAAGAAGATAGAAAGAGAACGTAATAAAAACATTTTCCTAATTAGTCACAGAGACGAATTACAGGGCCGTGTTAATACAATACTACAAGTCATTAAGGAAAATGGCTTCACAACATTTAGCGTTGATACGGAGGTAGTAGATGCAAAATGACATGAATGAAGACACATATACAATTGATGTAACTACCACATCAGACACTACATTTGACATAGGTAGCTTAACAGTTGATACAGTTGACATTGGTAGTATCGCAGGCACAACAGATTATAGTATTGATTGGAAAAATATTGAAATCAATACAAGTAAAAAAAGAACAGATGTAAGAAATAATGGTAAAATTCCGATTGACATCTGGGCTAAGTTGTATAACAATGGAGTTATAGAAGACAACGATGAACTACCTTTTTGATTTAGATGGTACATTGACAGATGCTCGTCAATATATCGACACAGAATTCAAACAATTTATGCATGAATTTGCCGGCAAAAACTCGTGCTATATTTGTACTGGTAGTGATTATCCAAAAGTAGAAGAACAATTAGGCAAAGATTTAAGTGACAAGTTTGTAGCTATATTTGCATGTAGTGGCAATCATCACTTTGTTAAAGGCATAGAAACATATAAATCAGACTGGCAAATAAACGAACAAGAAGAACAATACTTTATTAACGAACTTGAAAAACTTAATTATCCACATAAAACTGGCAGACATATAGAAAAAAGAATAGGCACAGTAAACGTAAGT